ATAACGATATTTCTTTATGCCACATTCTTCATACGCCTGTGCTGTCAGCTCTCCGGAAAAGAAACAGCTCTCCGTCCTAATCAGTCGTCTTGCCTTGATTGCACCACCACCGAACTTCTCAGTGATGACTGCTGCCGTTTCCCTGTCTGTTCTGCCAGTCAAAAGACTTACCAGCAGTTCATCTTTTACCGTCTTTGCAAGATCATCCGTGTTTTTCCAAATACGCTTCGAGTAATGTTTCCCAGACCAGTTCATCCGGAGTGCCCGATCAATCTGCTTCTGATCGACATGAGAAAAGCTAAAACCTAATCCAGTCTTACGCTGTGCATTGTATATCGTCCTATAATAAGCGTTCTCAGCAAGCTGTTCAAAAAAGCTTGTATCAAACTGCTGTTCCTGTTGATATACATTCTGCATGACTGTATCGACCTGTTGCAGGAGTCCCTGCAGTCTTTCGATTCTGGCTCTGTATGCCGGTGCTTCCAACTCCTTTAGAAGTTCCTGTTTATTCTTTCCAGAGTCCTTATTCTTAAGCTCAAGGAGCAGCTTCTGAATAGAATCTTTATCCTGGATACTGTTCAGGAATCTCCATGCCTCAGTTTTTGACAATTTATACTTTGTCATATACTTCTCGAATATATCCTGAGCTGAAAACACAATCTGAGCAGATGCGGACCTGTATATCCTGGCTACAAGATTAGCAGTGTCTTCTGCATCAACCATACGTTCATACATATCCCAGGCAGCTCTCTTTTCCCAATAATCACTCATCTACCTTTTTCTCTTCTGTTTTCTTCTGTGATGAATTATCCGGATTATTATCTTCCGGCGGATCATTTCCTTGCATGCCAAACATCTCCTGCTGCTGTTTCAGGCTCTCTTCGGATTCTTTCTTCACAGCAGCCAATTCCTCGTCAACATCCTCAACAAATGGAATCTGAGCAAGCAACGTCTTCTGACTCACAATACCTTTGAGGTTAGATACCATCTGAGATATCTCCAGAAGATTCTTTGGAAGAGCTCTGGTGAAAGTCATTGTAATTCCTTTCGGATCCACAGTTTTTTCTTTCTTTGCAAGAAAATTACAAAATATGCGAATTCTTTTTCTCAATCCTTTGCGGTAATATCTGGTCTTAATCTTCGTGATATTCTCCATGCCAAGAAGCTTAAATTCCATAGCCACACCAGATACATTGCCTCCAAAGCTTTCATCTGTCATACATGGAATATGTGAAAACTTGTGAATGTCCTGCTCAACTGCTTTCTTTAGGATTTCTACACCAGCTTCATCAAATGTCCTTGTCAAATACTCTGCTTTGGTGCCATCCGGCATCTCCAACAGCTTTCTCTTCTTAAGGTGCTTCATGGCAGCTTCTGCACCATCCTTTTGTTCGCCGTCTTCCTCTATCTCATCATCTATAAGCAATGTTCCATAGATGGCAAGAATCGAATCAATGAACTGTTCTTTGTCCGTGATACGGTCACTCATCAACGCGTTATATGCATCGATCAGCGGAATCTGCAGTTCAAAGTCACCGATTGCAAGTTTGTTGTTCAGATATTCAATAATAGGGATTTCTCCCAGATAATGAGGAACAGGCTCTTCTGTGGTTTCCTGACTGCCATCAGTATTCAGGATACTTAACTCAAATTTATAATTCTGAGTCAATATCGTAGCCATGTACTGAGTCGTTTTTGTTCCGGAATCATCTTTTTTGGCATAATAATAAACAGCAAAGAGTTCATTTTCCTCAATGCTGTCATCTCTAACCATAAAGGTGTTCTCTGCAGAAATATTCTTATCACACAGGTATGCTTCATTTTCTTTCACATAGATGTACTCATATGCAAGACCATATATCGAAAGATCCAAGCCATTGTCACCATCTACTTCATCAGCTCCGGCAACCTCTAAAGCTTTTGTCAGTTCTGTGATATCATTCTCTGATTTATAGGACACTGGATTACCAATGAAATAGCTGCTGGCTGTATCCGAGATATCCTTTGCATGGTTACATACCAGCTTATTTTCTCGGTTCTCATCGTCCAAGATCTTATGTTTGCCCCGGTAATAGTTCATATTCTTTTTCAAACGACCAACAAGACCGATGTGCTTACCGATTAACTTTCTGATCATCTGCTTATCAGGTCTGAGTTCGTCAAACTCATCCCTTGGAATCGTAAACGTATACATCTCTCTCACCTCCTGACTTCTCTAAATCTTGCCATCTTATGACCTAAGATTGTACTTACAAAATACCTTACAGCATCCATGCTGTGATCATGCTGTTTTACCGGCTTATCCTCACCATGTTCCATTGCTTTTTCATCCCAGATATAAGAAGCAAATTCTTTTATCGTTTCGGTACAAGTCGAAGAAAATACCAACATTTCCAAATTCAGCAACATTCCAACCAATCGGATACCATCCAAAACATCATTGTTTGCTTTTAATACTTTGATTCCTCGCTTGCGTAATTCTGCAATAAAAGAAGCGGCCGATGGATCCACAATCATTGCTCTGATCTTCGTACCATCCAGCCACTCTATCAAGTCGTCTGCATATTCTGAATCTGTCTTCTGTTTTCCTTTATCCCTTCCGGAATAGTAATACTCTTTGGTACAGTACCATTTACCATCCCTGCCCTTATTCCAAAGCAGAAAGACTGTTGCATTCTGAGTACCATAGTCACAGGATACATAGCGATTGCCATCTATGAGCAACCGAAAGAAATCCTTGATATTTCGAACATGCTTCTCTTCATCAAACATATCATAGATGATGCCCTCAGCTGCCGCCCACAATCCCAGAATATAACGTTTGAAGAAAACTCCAATGTACATACTCCGGTATCTGGCTTTGATCTCTTCATCCAGAGAAAGGTTATCATCCATTGTAAAGTGCAGATACAGAATATTCTTCTGCTCGCACTTATCAATCCAATTGACTTTGAACCAGTGATACGGCCCATCCGGGTTGCAGTTAAACCAGAATTTGGAACCTTTCACGGAGCATCGGCCAGTTGCCTGATTGACAAAGGATTCTGGCATCAGAGCAACCTCATCGAAGAACACACCTGCCAGTGTAATACCCTGGATAAGGTCCTGTGATCTCTCATCCTTGCCGCCAAAGATGTAGAAGTAGTTTTCCTTTCCATCTTTTCGGATTGTTAACAGGTTATCAGCTCTGTGATCAGTTACGGAATACCCTCTGGAACGGAGCATCAGTTTTAGCCAGAATAATACATTTCTTCGGAAAGATCCGATTGTCTTTCCACACATAGCAAAATTCTGTCCAGTAAATGTGTTCATAGCCCACATAACAAAGGATAAGGACATGCTTATGGTCTTTCCTGAACGGATTGCCCCGTCTGCTATGATCCCATCCATATCATGTACAGAAGAACTTTTACACCACCAGGTAAGGACCTGCTTCTGTTTCTTTGAGAATGAAGAAAAATGAAATGTCTGGCCATTTTGTTTCACTGACCGGTTCTGTTTCATTTTATTCAAGCGTTCTCTCAGCTTAACTATCTTTTCATGCATCCACATCACCCCAAACAGATTCTGCTGATGTATTCATAGCATCCAGAAAGCCATCATCCTCATTGTTTTCGCTTTGACCATCCTGTTTCAAAAGCTCGAATTCAAATCGCATAGTTTCAAGCTCCAGACGGGCATCATCATATCCAAATTTATGAAGCATTTCTATTGCTTTCTGCTGCCTTGCCTGCACTCTGGTTAAAGCATCCTCTATTGTCTGAATCTGCCCAAGGATCCCCTCGTATTTCTTTAGTTCTGTTGGTTTTCCTTTTTCTATACCGGAACTATATTCTGTTACTGACATTCCAGAAGGGATAATCTCTCCATCAGGTCCTGTTTCCGGTTCTTTTTCTTCCAACTGACGTAACACCTCGATTCTTTTCAGCATCCGTCGCTCTCGGACTGTAAGAAGTCTGATTTCCTGAAGAAGGAGCTGTTCTTTATCTGGCTGGACCATAGCAATCAGTTGTTGTTCTTCTGGATTTAGGTTATCAAAAAAGAGAGTTTCAAACTCTCCTGTCTTGACTGCATTCTTATTTTTCGGTGGTGCACCATGTCCTTCTGCATTTTTGTTATCTGGTTGGCCTCCTTTTCTTTTCGCAGCGTTGCGTTTTTCTTTTGCAACGTTGCAATCCCAATTGTATCTGTTCTTCCAGCTTCGGACTGTTCCTTCTGGGATTCCCAGTTGGTTGGCAATGTCTATTAATTTCAGGCCTTTATCATATAATGCCTTGGCCTGTGCTACTCTCTGATCTGGTGCTCTTGCCAAGCCTCACCACCTCTCATTCGTTTGTTTTTTATTTGATGGACATTCTGAGATTCGAACCCAGGACCGACCGATTATGAGCCGGTTGCTCTGACCTGCTGAGCTAAATGTCCGTATTATATTAATTTTTTAATATAGAAAAAGCAGCCCAAAGGCCGCCTCTTCTTTTTGTTATAAATATATGTCTTACTTATGCAGCTTAATTTCAGCAGCCTGATTAAGAATTTCTTTGTAAATATGATTATCTGTTTTTATCCAAAACTTTTCCATATCAAATCCCCTTTTCATCATTTTATTGCCGAATTGTTTCTCTTTTCTCATATCATGCTTAAAATCGCTATTAGATTTGCTTCCTGTTAACTCTTTTATTTCTTTTATATTGCAACTTCTTTTTAATTCATCTTCTAGATTTTTTACTTGTGTAATGCACAGTACCTTTTTTATTGTTCTTTGTTTATTAAGAAATTTTATATTTTCTTTTAATGTATCAATATTTCCGGCATCTGTATCAAATACCAGGACTACTATTGTCCCCATCTTCAATGGCATAATCCTAAGTTCAGTAAACTTTTCTGAAACAACATTAAATTTTTCCACTTTCCCAGGTGCTATTAACTGTAGTTCGGTTTTTAATACCTGAATAATTTTCTCTTCGTCTTGACCTTCAACGTAGTACTGATAATATTTTCCCATAGCATGTCCTTTTTTGTATTTTACTTCAATTCTTCTAATTGGTAGATTAGTTCTGCACTTGGTGCTGTCGAAAACAGATCATTTTCAACTGCATTTTTTACTGAATCAGTACTTCTTTTCAAAAATTCAGAGGCATTTACGCACTTTATTGATTCTGTATCATCATTTATATCCTTTTTCAAGAAAGTAAATGTATGTTTTGGTAATGGTAAATCAAGAACGTCTGTATTATGCGTTGTAAAAAATAATTGATCATTTTTTCTTAAACATCTAATCATTAATGATAAAAATGCTTTTTCTATATCCGTATGTATATATGAAAATTTTTCATCGCAATAATAAAATCCATTATCGCCTCTAATAATAGCTGTTACCATGCCTGCAATAGCAATACCTGCTTTAGTACCACTGGATAAAATATCTCTCTTAGTCAATTCTCCGTCTTGTATAATTACATCTTGAGTTTTCATCCTTACAACAAAAGAATTTTCTACATCACGTATTTTTTCAACTTTTATAATTGAAGTATCTAATGCTTTTAAAGTTTTTTCTAAAACTTTCAAGTACGTATCACCATTATGCTTAGAGTATTTATTTCCCACTCCAAGATCTGATGGATATTCAAATAACCATGATAACTCTTTTATTTTCCCTAACTCTTCAACGAAATTTTTTTTCATTATACATTCTTGTTCTTCTAAGCGCTTACTGCAACTTTCATAGCTGTCCTTAGCTCCTATTTTTACGTATTTTACGCAAATACTTACATCCTTATCTCTATACTTTTCTTCCGTTTTAGGCGCAATTTCTGTTATTACCCTATATAAAGAATCTTCTTCATTAGTTATAAAATCTATTGAAAATGTCGCTTTTTTGCTTGTATCACAAATTGCTTCTGTTATCCTGTCCATTTCCTTTTTATCCATGAAATTGAAAATGTTCATTAGCATCTTTCCAAAAGACGTCTTTCCAGAGGCATTTGCACCCATAAGAATATTTACTTTTTTGTATCTAAAATTGGAATGATTTTCTAAAAATTCCTCTTCTATATATGAGTTTACTATTTTTTTTGGATAAGACATATTCATATGAAAATTCTTAAATGCCATAAAATTGTCCAAATGTATGTCCATTACTATCATCTGATGTTCCTCCCATGCTTTTATTTCGTGATTCACGAACTAATCCTCCATTCATAATAATACTACATATTTACTATATTTTCAAATTTATTTTTGTAAAATATATTCATAATGTGTAATATATAGAACATCAAAAATATCCATCAATCTATATAACCTGACGGATATTTATACGGGAAGAACTTTTATGTTTTTATTTAAATTCATTGTAATAATATCACAACATATGTGTGTCATTCTATGTCATCTTAAAACTTTTTAATGCAGACGAATGGATTCTATGTACCTGTTTCCAGCTGTAATTCATTTTCAAAGCTACTTCTTCCCATTTCAGTCCTTTTATGTATCTCACTCTCAGCACTTCCTGCTCATCTTCGTTCTCCATCTGCCGGATCTGTCTCTCAATCTTCTGATAGCATCTGACTCTCTCCAGGCGTTCCTCTTTCAGAAATCTCAATCAATTTCATTCCAGAATCAAATAGTCTTCTGGCTTCTTCTACTCGCTGATCTGGTGCTCTTGCCAAGCCTCACCACCTCTCATTCATTTCGTTTTTGATATTTACTAAAATACAGTCCTGCCAGCACCATAATGACGGCCGGTTGTCGCCATGCCGAAAGGAGGTGCAAATACTTACATACAGTGAATCCTTTGCCTAAAGTATGTATGTGCTGGTGCTGTGCACGCTGTATGAAAAATTGGCAATAGAAAAGCACCCCGAAGGGTGCCTGTGAAAAATCAATTTCTATTTTTTTTTACTTTCTATATATTCTCCGATGGCATGTAAATTAAAAACTTGAAATATATTGTACACATAACTTTTAACATGCCATACTGCTATTAAAGAACAATAAGTATACACCCAAATTCCTGCTATAACCAAACCATTGTTTACAGTTACATCATTAAACATTTTAAAAGTGTCATCAATTGTAGAAAGTAAAATTTTAAGTACAATATTTAGTGTTAAAAAAGAAATATACAAAAGCATTAATTCCACAAATGATTCATTCATTTCAGAAAACTTATTCTCTTCCTTTTTTTCATTCGGGGTATCAACCAAAATTTCAATCAATTTTCCGGTTATTAACGCTTGAAAAAAAGCATATCCTGTAAATGTAACTCCCAAAAGTCCTATATATAC